TTATCTAAATTAGGGTTGTTTAATATCTGTTGATAAGTGTATAAATCTTTTGTTGGAACAGTGTTGAATTTTTTAGCCAATTCATAAATATCATACTTAACACAACCCGCAAAAAACGAATCAATAATCGAATTAATTCTTTCTTTATTTTGACCTTTCAATTGTTTCTCAACAACAACATTCATTACTGAAGGGTGGTCAACAATTATTTTCCAACTTAATGTTCCAGTTCTTCTAGTGTCTTTATACGTATAGATTGGTTCAGGTCTACCTAAAAAAGATGTTTCCGTCCAATTGGCATTACTTGTATCGTTAAATTTAATATCATAAGGTGGAAACCACATAACTCTACCTCCGTTTGGTCCTTTTTCACAAACAGGTAATTCATCATAAGTAAACCCTTGTTTACTTGATGTTCTCCACGCTAAATTCTCAATTGAGAACATATATTTTTTAGCATACCCACCAATACCACTCGCATTATCGGCAATTATATTTGTTGACCCCGGGTTTCTCGTTGGTGAAATATTTAAATTGAACGTATTATCAAGAACTGAACTAGCAAATTTTCTACCTGATGTTGTAATACCATCTGTTTTTTGTAAATCATTATAGGTGTAATATGGAGTATCTTTAGTAAAAACTCTACAATACTCAATACCCGCCTCTCCACCTGTTGTTTGGTCTTTATAGGAAACAACTTGGGAACCTTTTGTCATTTCTTTATATCCATCGTGGAATACTTTACTAACTTGGTTAATAGCATTACCAACGTGTTTTAATCTTGAGATTCCTTGAACATTATCCGCCGAGTTAACTAATCTTTGAGTTTCATCTAAAATTGAAGTTGATTTAAACACAAAATTAGTTGATTCATCTTTAAGATAGTTACTACTTATTAAATTATATTCAGAGTCGGCAGAACCTGAGCCACCTCCCGGAGTTGCGTGAAAACCGGCGTTTGGTTTATATTTTGGTGATGTCCAAACAAATTGTCCATCAATACCTCCACCGTCACTTAATGATTTTGCCGCAAGACCAAATTTAAGAGTATCTTGATTACCCTCAAATAAAATACCCATCTCAGATGGACCATACACCGGAACTTGTTCTTGTTGTCCAAAAGCATTTACCGGAACTTGATTAGGTGGTGAAGTTATTGTAGATGGTTCAGCATTTCTACTACCAACATAATAACCACCAACTAAAGTTCCATTATCAGGATTAATTAAACTAATAATCGCTTGCCCAATACCCAATAATCCACCATAATCTTTCTTATAGTTTGGTTGATAACGGTTATAATTTATATTTTTAAATAATACTGACCTTTGTCCATTTCCGGTATTTGCCAAAAATATCTCAGAAGGATTTCTTTTACTATTTAATATTGGTCCTAAAAAACCACCGGTCAATTGATTAACAACATTTAACGCATTTGACGTTTGTTGTGTTTGACCATTTCTTGTGTTATCTGTAAAATAATCTCCCGGAATTAATGATACAGGCCAATACGCACCACCTAATCTTGTAATTAAGTCAGCAGCGGCTACAATAGGGTTCTCAGGTGATGTAATCTTCCAATTTTTATAAATTAACGGTTCTTGTCCGGTTACAATTAAACTAGCCTCAAAAGGGTCTTGTAACGATTGTAAATTAACTTGTCCAACTGTGTTTATAAAAATTTCACGAGCAATCCTGTCTTGGAATAATTTATTGAGAGTTAAAGCCCCCAATCTTGCCAAATATGAATCTTGAGATAACGAACCATCACTTCCCGTTGGGTTTGTTGATAATAATATTGAGTAAGGAGAATATGATGAAGGTATAAATGTCGACCCATATGGTTGATGTATCGGTTGACCCAATATTTGGGTTGTCACCCCAAACATATCATTAAACCCTCCAACAGGTCCATAGTAGTTATCAATATACGCAGCGTCAATAAAAAATTCATTAACTAAATCTAATACTGTATCGTTTGGACTATATTCACCTTGATTTGAATTAACCGGAAGTAAAACCCCATTATAATTAATATTTAAATTATAACCTCCTGTTGGTCCATATTCATTTAATGGATATAATTGATTTGCAAATGGGTCATTTGTTATTAATTCTCCCGGAGAGTCAATCACATTAAAATTATGTAATACAACTTCGGTATCAATATCTGACACTGGTGGTGTATAAACCCCCGTAACACCATATGGTGCCAAGTTTTTGGCCAATAAAACGTTTCTAAATGAAGATGAGGAGGCAAACGATAATGTACTATTTGACATATTTTTTTCTTTTATAATAAATAGATTAATAACCTATTTTTAACGTTATTGTATTTTTTCATTTTTACCAAGTATTGGACCACCAAAACTACCCGGAACCGCATCTCTAACCGTATTAATAATTTGTTGTTTAACGTCAGGCTCATTTAATCCTTTTTGAAGCATACTCACATCTATACCCGGTGGTGCTGTGATATTTATAGTATGATTTACATTAATATCCATTGTTGATTTTTGAGTGGCAGGTTGAGAACCACTTATACTGTTAGTACCAACACTACTTCTTGGTATTGACGCATTTGTTGTTGGCGGTAAAGTTCCCGTTACACGTTGGAGAGCTTTTGACACATCCCCTATTATTGGAAAATCTGCACTTATTTTATCAGCCTGAGTCTTCACATTTGAAAATGATTCCATTAATTCTTTTTTAACAAAACCACCAAAATCAGTCATTACATTTCCTAAATTAATTGCCGCGGTTCCGGTTTCTGCGTATTGATGTAGAGCGTCTTTTAATGTATCAACAGTTTTATCAATTCCCTTACCAAGATTATGAGCGGACAATGATTCTGGTGGAATGTCCTTAGCCGCATTAAAACCGGCTCTAACACCCCCTAATACCGCACCTGATGTTTTACTACTTGCTGCCGCTAAACCCGTTATATTTGACAAACTACTTATTGTCGACGCAATAGTTTGTAATGCCGTTAATTGTTGTTTAGCCAACTCTTCCATTGTTGGAGGAGCGGTATTCGCCATTTTTTCAAGAGCCTCTATTTCAGGACCTGTTAACGCACTAACATCTTTAAGTTCGTTATCGGCTGTTTTTATTTGATAAGTCCCTCCCGCACCCATCTCTGCCATATTGGCAATCATTTTCTTTTGGTCTTCAGTCGCACTTGGAAAGGATATTTCCTTCATTTTCTTATCTAAATCGGCACTACCTAAAGCCATTTTAGTAAGGTCATTGTAGGACATTCCCATCGCACTTGAAATTTCTCTCAGTTGTCGTTTTGCCCCCGGCATAATTTCAAAATGTCCATCTTTACCCAATTGAACAAATTGTTTACTCATTTGAGCAATTTGGTTTTGTAGTTCCGCAGGGTCGTTTTGAGATAAATCCATTAATTTTAATGGGTCTAATAATGAACTTTGAGAAACACCTAATCTTTGCATTGCCGCGGCAACTTCAATCGCTCCCTCAGGATTAAACACTTTTTCCGCAAACCCTAAAGTTGCCGACATATCAACTCTTAACGCTGTCGCCTGTGCCGCCATTTTTGCTAAACCTTCAACACCACCGGCAAAATTATATTTATTAAGTGCTTCCATATTTTTAATAACCGCACCTGACACCGCCTGAGCATTAACACCTGATTCTCGGGCAATGTTAACAACTTTTAACATTTCACTTGTCGCCTTTCCCGCGCCAATACCTGCGTTTGCCATACCACTAACAATTTCACCAACAGCAACACCTGTTACTTTCATAGTGGCATATAAATCTTTAGTTGTTGTTTCTGATAATACAATATTTCTACCTAAAGCCGCCGACGCCTCTTGTTGAGTTTTAAGAACATCCGCAATATCACCACCCAATTTTCTTACTGAAGTAACCGAATCCGCCATACTACCACGTAATAAATCCGCCATAGCCTGACCTTGACCAAATTTCTTAAGCATTTCAGTGGCAGCATTATCAAGTGTTAACACTACTTTAGCGATTTCTATTGGGTTAAAATTAGAGTTAAGAATATCCCCTACCCCTTTTATACCTCCTGTTGAATTATTATCCGGTGTTCCTGGTGTTTGTGCCATAATTAAATGTGTTTATAAATAAATACACCAAACATAGTTTTTAAATTACTAGTTTGGTGTGTTGTTTTCGATTACTCGATTTATTAAATATTTTCTAACATATGTCGGCATTGAATGAAAATCCGAATATGATACGTGTATTGTTTGAGCTAAATACAAATATTCCTCAATCAATAATTGTCTATGATTAGAAGAAAGGTCGAAAAAAGTCCACCCCAAAGGTTATCTCGAAAGATACCAATTCTCCGGAAGGGGCGATTACACTTCTTTTTAAGTCCAACGACGGTTCATTGTCTCTTAAAAAACTTCTTATGTATTTAGAATCCATTATAGGTAATGTATCAACAAATAACGCAATTTTTGATTTATCTGAACTACCATCAACTTCAACAATATGTTTTAATAGTTTCCAAGTAATTTTAGGTGCTTGTCTACCAGCCGGGTATTGTTCCACCATTTTATCTAATTCAATCGTATCGTAAAAAGTTGTTGGTCTCAGTTTTACTGTAACACCTGTTCTCGGTAATTTAGTTGTAAATGTTCCGTCCTCATCAGGTTTAACCTCAGTTTTTCTAATATTTAACTCATCTAATATCACCGAACCAAGAAATGGTTTATCTGTCCCCGGGTCAATCAAATTAACACTATATTCCGAACCAAAAGAAGAGTTTCTTAAAAAGATTAAAATCGCCTCAACATCCCCATCTAAAAGTTCTTCAGGACGTAAATCATGTTCATACATTTTATTTCTTAGTAGTTTTAATACAATATTTTCACTACTACGGCCAGAACCTATTAAATAATTTTCATCATTTGCCGTTAAATAACCAATCTTAACAGCTTTCTTTTTTGATTTATAAAAAATCCCTCCGGTTGGTAATTGAATCACGTCGTGTGGTAAACTGAAATTTTCAGTACCAGCATCTATTAAATTTTTTTCCATATAATTTTGTTTTTATTATAAATAATAGGTTATGTTTTTTTTATATAAATAAAAAACCCCACATAATTAAATGTAGGGTATAATATATAATATTTTAATTGATTAGTAAACTAATACACATCTATCCATACGAAGTGTGGCAGAAATTGTTGCCAAAGCGTCTGAACTATAAGCTAAAGTATCAAAGTTAACATCAGATAAGAAAGTTCCTTCTAATATCCATTTTTCAACAACAACACCTGTTGGGTCTAACATCTCAAGGTCAATGTTTTTCTTATACCCCGCAGCGTATCCCATACGTCCTGTAACAGATTCCGCACATAAACGAACCCATTCCATAAGTGCTTGTGATGCTGAAGGCCCAATTGGGTCTCTAAATTTAACATTAATTGTTCCCCAAGTAAATCTACCCGCAACATACGTTGAAGTGTTTAAAAATGGTATTTCAACATCTTTAATTGTTATATGTGGTCTAGCAGCAGATTCTACGAACCATTCGTTAATCCCTAAAGTAGATGGAAATCTTACAATAAACCTATTTTGTCTTTTTGGTTCATACGGGATGGGCATTTTCATTAATAAATCAGCCATTTTCTATTTGTTTTTAATTTTTATTTTTTTATCTTGTTTATTATAAATATTACCTATTTAATTTTTTTTCTCTTGACTTTTAGAATTAAAAAACTTATCATTCTAGAAATCCTAGTTTTTATATTAATAGTTAATTTATTAATTTTTATTTATTACTTTTTTTTATTATAAATATTTTAATATTCTTTTTTAATTCCTCCTGCTGTTGAATATGTTTTAATTATATTTTCTTGGTCTTGCTCAAAATGTTTTTTCACAACCTCCACATTTTTTAAATCGTCATCAGAAAAACCAATCTTAGGAACAAAATAATTATTTATTTTATTTTTTAAAAAAGCTTTCTTTTGTATATGTTGAGACATTGCCTTGACATAATTAACAAATTCTTTTAACGCATTTATTTTACCTTGTTCCGGATTTGTTGCCGAACCTTCACCATAAGTTACAGGATAAAATTTACACAAGTCCAAATATTCTCGAATCATCTCTCTTTTAGAGACATTTTCCTCATCCGCTAAATCACGATATTTTTCTAAATTTCTAACTAATTCATCTGAATCGATTCCGTTTGTGTTTGACACAATATAGTTGTAACAAGCTTCTTTTAATACCGATGGTGTATGTCCTCGAGCGGTAACAATTGAAAAAATTGAACCGTTATTAATCGCCTCAACAAAATCAGGCCAAGCCGGTGCTGGTTTTGCAGTTATAGCATCAACAATATATTGTTTATCACCCTTAACACCAAACCATCTAAATGGGTCGTTTGCAAACCCTACAATTGTATGACCATCAAAATCAAAAGGTTCTTTTCCAACTTCTTCTCTATAAGTCGCAAAATCTTCTGTTGACATCCCAACTTCATCCCCCTCTTCATCTTTTAATATTATTTTTGTTGGCATTGAGACAATGTTATCATCCCAATCAAATGCGTAATACTTCTCATCGGGGGCACCAAACTCATCAATTCCTTCTTTTATTCTATTTTTTAACATATCTTCAAATTAAGGCTTATTATGACCCACTATTACAATGGGTCATAATTTTTTTATTATATATTCTCGAAAGAAGCTCCGGTTGGAGTAATATAGAACGTAATGTCTATAAATTCTAACGATTTGGTTGGTTTGATATAAATCTTACCTGTCATTTGATTTCTATCTAAATCAGCAGTGTCTGACGATACTGTAACTCGGAAATCATATAAACCTCTGTCTCTTCTGATTGCATCCAAGATAGGGTTAACCGCGTCTAAGAAATCTTGTCTTACTTTTTGGTCGTTTTGTTCAAACAATAATCTTACAGATACCGCTGAAATCAATTTACGAGCTTGAAGTAATAATCTTCTTACATTTATTCTATCAAGTGCTGATTGTGCTACTTGTAGAGTTTTGTTACCCCAAATTACCGTTCCAACATCAGAGAAAGTTGCAATTGGATTGATACGTCCTTGATAAAGGGTGTCTCTATCTTCTTGAGTAAGTTTCTTTCTCGCTTTGATTGCATTTACGATACCTCTTGTATAACCTGCCGCTGCAAACCAAGGGAAAGCAATGTTGTCGGTTAACGCTAAGTTTCTAACAACTTCTGCCGTTGGTGGTAAATAGATTTGTGTGTTGTTAACACTATCTCTTGTTAATACCCAAGGGTAGTAAGTTGCCGTATAGTTAGAGTCAATACCTCTGTCGTCTAATTCATTTACCGCTTCTTGAGGGTATATTAACGCAGCTGGGTCAGGACTCGGAATGAATAAATTACTATCCGCTGTTGTACAAATATATAATGAGTCAGCTCTGTTGAACTCAATCATCTCAATAGCGTCTTCGACCAAATTAGAGTTATTAGTATAATCAATACCCGGAGTTACAAATAAATTAATATTAACCGCCTCAGGATTTGAGAATGTTTGTTGACCCAATAAGTAAGCGTAGTAATCGGTGTTTGCCCAATCAACACTATTATTACCGACTTTGATTTGTTTAAACGCTCCCCAACCTTTTGCCGTAGGATATTTAATATCCGAACAAGCTCCTTGTAAATAACCTGATGTTCCTAACTTAAATCTATCCGTATTAGTTCTCGATTCTCTATAGATATCCCAACCATCAAACCCTCCTTGTACTAATAATGTGAATTTACGTGAGTATATTCTGTAGTAAGGACTTGTTTCATCCGCAGGGTCAGACGTAAATGGTGCATCCCCAACAAAAAATTCTGGATTAGATGTTCCCGGATAAACAATTGACGCCGCATTAATATCCATATGGAAACCTTTTGTTTTATATGACCAATCAGCTCCTTCCGTTGCAAAACACACATCTAACGGCATTTGTTTTCCTTTGTATTGGAAGAAATCAGGGTCATATCCTGTTCCATATCCTGTAGAAATACCTAAATAAGTTCTACGAACATTATCTCCCGGACTTTGGATTGCCAAGTTAGAACCTGAACTTAATCCAAATGGGGGGTCAAAAACTACTTCACCAGCATAATCATATTTAGTTTTGTAGATTGGGAATGGTGACCTAGATGTACCATAATTTCTAAACGTAAATCCTTGGAAACCACAAGGTAATGAGTCAATTGGTGCATCCTCATTCATTTCAACCATAATGTATTTTGAATTTAATGCGTATTCTCCATCTACTGTACCAATTTTTTGACCGACAAACGAATTATCCTGAGGGTTCATTGAACAATTTGTGAATTTCTCAATAACAACAGGGTTGTTATCTGTGTCGTAAAAATCTCTAACTAAAATGTCAAAAGTTAAATTATTAAATGACATATTTGCTATTGAAATTTTAACCTCAGTATTTGCGTCATTACCATCGGAAATTGTTGTGAATCTAAATAAGTTATAAACTTTACTACCTCTTACTTCTGAAACAACCCAAGGAGATGATGGTGTTTGATATTTTTCTAAATAAAACGCTATTGAGGATAAGTCGTTTCCTTTTGCTCTTGGTAAAGATAATAAATCACAATCTATACCTCTAATATACCCTTTATTGTAACCATAATTTAATAATGTTTGAAATTTTTCCTCAACAAATAATGGAACTGTTGTTCTAGGTTTTGCAAAGTTAGAAGAACCAAATACTTTTGATATGTATTTAGAATCTGATTCACTAAACGATGTCTCAAAGAAAAATGTATTACCTCCCTTATCAGTTATGTTTAATCCAAATTCAGCATAAGGATTTTTACCAATGGTTGAATATCCACCTGTACAATTCATTGTTACATTAGTAAGACCACTTACTTGATACTCAGGTCCGTCACTACCTGTTCCATAAGTTGCAATACCTCTTGAACGAAGTGTTGCAATTACTAAATCGTCATAATCTGTATAAGAAGTTCCTGTATAAACATATACCACACCTCTAACACTACCGGTATAACAAGTTTTGATTGTTCCGGAAGTATGGTTTCCAGTATTTCCTGATGTTATTGGATTACAAGGGTTTTGTATCTCAACTGTTACAGAGAAAGATGTTCCTGTTGAACTACCATCATTTGGTATTAAAGTATAAATTACTGAACCACCAGCGAAATTATTAGTAGTTACACCACTTGTTTGAACTGTGTTACCAACTTTAACTGTTGTACAACAAGCACTAAACCCCGCTATAACATTTGTTAATGATGCTCCTGAAAAACTTGCGAAAGGTAAAACAACACTAATTGTGTTTGTGTTATAATTAATACTTCCTGAAACTCCACTTACACTAAATGAATAGAAAGATGAACAATTTGATGAGGTTGAACTTTGAGCGAGAGTATCTATTACCGTATAATAAGAACTACCTGAATAACTACCATAATTATTATCAAATAATGCGTAATACCAAGGGTCATTCTCAGGTGCTGTATAATCAGATAAATGAGAATCAACATTGTTTACACCAAATACATTTGTTAATTTTGTGTGACCACCTGAAACTAAATTATCGTAGTCATCACCTAATATTGTACCATAACAATACAACGATGTTGCTGATGTTGAAAGAGTTGTAGGAGAACCAATAACATTAAAAATTTGTTGTTGGAAATTTGAGACAATTGTTGATGTTGTCCCATTAAAGTTTTCATAAGTTTCATTAAACTTATTTGTTATAATTGATTCATCACCGGTAATTGGTCCAAACACTACTGAATTTATATCATTGTTACACCCAGTAAACGGTAATGTAAATGAATATTCAGTATATCCCGTACATACACTTTCGCATAATGCGTAATCGTATGAACTACCTGAACAACTGAAATCAACCGTTGTTTTATCAACATTTGCTATTGTTTTAAAAGACCAAGATGGTCCCGCGTCATATCCTGACAATCCCAAAACTCTCGTAACAAACAATTGATTTGATTGTTGTAAATAAGATTTTGCGATATACGAAGCTTCATACTTCGGTATTTGTGTATTAATAAATTTTTCAGGTGATGTCCCCCCAAAGAAGTTAGTAAATTCATCA